CTATAACGTCAAGGGCTTTCGCCCGCCCTTCCTCACAACTAATAACTGGCCCATAACGGCCAATATATCGTCGTGCCTGTACTTTTCAATAGCCAATCCGAGCTTGTATGATAGCGGGAATGGCAGGTCGTACTGCTCGCCTTCCGCATGCTTCTCCAAGTACTTGCCAAGCTGTTCTTTGGGAACTTCAGCTAGCAGAGCCGTTATGCCCACCAGGATGTCTGTATCCAACGCAGGAGCTTCAGCGACTTCTGGCATTACGTTGTCGTCTTCCAGGTTCACTACAGCCACCCGGGACGTTTTTCCTTTGTCGATATCAATGGCAGTTTTCATATAGAGCATCGAATGCGCCAGGTGGTCTGCACGCAGCTTGCGCCACACAGCAACCTGGACTTCACCTGACTGGGTGCGCCGCATCTCCTGGTCACGTTTGACAGCGGTGACCTGGTCAATCAGCAGTTCTGTTTCCACCGGGAGCCTGGGGGGCGTGCCAGGGAAGGACCATTCCCCTTCCCGAATGCTTTCCATCAGCCCATCCAAACCAGATGTCCGGTTGATGGCTACATTGGTCAGGTGATTCTTACCGTTACTTTTCCGAGCTTTCCAGGTTTCCCTTTGCTCAGCATAGTCAGCCACCAGGAAACGGCCCGGGAACTTCTCCATCAACGCCACCATGCCGTGCCGGTTCGGGTTAGCATCCCCCACGCCCCGCCGCACATGATAGACGTTCATAAGCTGCTCCAGCCGGCTGAAACCTTTCGCCATGGGAATCATCTCCACGTGAACAACTTTCTTGCGCCGGCTGTCCTTCTCTATTTTGCAGACCACTACCTGGATTTCATTGCCCTGGTCAGCCCCCAGGTAATAAGTGGACCGGCCATCCCAGGCAGGCTCTGGCTCGTAGGGTTCGTCAAAGCATGCGACCAGGATGTCATCCCTCTCCAGGCTGCCCCCTCCCACCTCGTAAGGCATGCCCAACCGTTTACGATAGAATTCAACCAGCTTTGTCTGGGGGTCACGGAAGATTTTATACAACACATCCGCTGGCGTTGTCATCATCTGGCTGACATGGAAGCCAATATGGTCGCTCGAAGCGTCCGGGCGACTGGGTACCCATCGGCCCTGACTGATGACTTCTTCGGTAAGTTCTGTATTGCAGGACATACACCCAAAGAAGACCTTTGTAGGCTTATTCGCCGGCCCTGTAATCCGCAGGTTGTTGTCCCACTCCAGCGGCTGTTCGGTGTTGCAGGACGGGCACTTCACCAGCCATTCCCGCATATCACTGTCTTGGTACAGGGAATGGATGCCAAAGTTCGCAATTGTTGGGGTGGACAGGAAAGTGGACAACTTCCATCGTGATGCGTCCATACGGTTGATGACGGTGCTGATGTTGTCCATATTCGACAGGTCTACTTCGTCCACATATAGACTGTCAATTGGAAGCATACGGGCTTCCACGGACATCTCAGCGATGTAGATATAGCTGTTGCCAATCTTCTTGGCATGCATGGAGTTTGGGCTGCCGAGTTTACTTTTCAGGTACTCGGAGTTTGTCAGGATAGGGTCCAGGCGGGTCGTGGTGAAGTCTTGGGTGTCAGCCAGCCGGGGAAGCGTATACATCGCCCGGGCGTTCCAATTGGTCAAGAAATGCAAACATTTTACGATAGCCATAGTGGAAATGCCAGACTGGGTGGACTTGATGATTGACATCCTGCGGGCCTGGCCGATGGGGTATTTCTCAATCAGCCAGGGGTTGACAGCCTGGTAGATGTCAACGACCCACTGCCGGTTACTCAGTTCCCACTGCTTGTCCTCTAACAGGTCAACGTACATGATGCCAAACGCCAAGGGGTCCCGGAGCGCCAGGCTCTGCATTTCGTCTTGTGTGAGTTTAGCGGGCATGGCTAGTCCTGTCGGACGAATGAACAGACCCTGGTTCCAGAAGAAACGTGTTCTCGTAGTCGGTGACAATCATGGCGTGTCCGCTGTTGATATGGCGGCTCAGGTCGGTGTAACGCTTGCCGCAAATGTGGCACTTCACCCCTTCCGGGTCATCGTCCAGGATGCCCAGTTCCCCAAAGGCTGGATTCCCATGCTCATCCGTAAGTGGTCCAGCGTTATCTGCTCTTGGGTCCACGACCCGGTAGGTAACTTCGATGGGTTCCAGTTCTGAACCATCCCGCTGCGCAAGGAGCCTGGTCGCAAGGTAGTCCAGTGCGTCCTGGTTGGCTTTGAGCAGGGTGTTGCCAACTTCATGGGTGACAGTCACATCAATTCCGACATTCGATTGAACAGCTTGCTGTTGCGGTTGTTCCTTTTGTGCAGTGAACAGACCAATGACGAACCGGGCCTGGGCAGCAATCACCGGCAGGACCTTCGGATTTACCCGCTCCCCGTCAGCGGTTTCCCCAGTTAGGGAAAGCTCTAGAACTTCCTGGGAGCGCTCAACCGCTGTAAGGAACTGCTGTTCCAGTTTGGATAGCCGCCATTTGGTGAGCAACTTCTTCCCATCGGCAATGGCTGCGGCCATGGCAGGGTACTCAGAAAGCCAACGTCGCAAGGTGTTCGTTTGGATGCCTAATTTCCTGGCTACCGTGTACGTGGGATGCCCAACCAAGATGAGTTCCACTGCCCGAATGACTTTCTCAGGGGTGTCTCCCTCGACTAGCTCCATGGCTATTTGCTCGACAATATCTGTCCACTCGATATCAGGCGCCGGGGTGTTAAGGTCTACTACGTTATCAGTGACAGTTACGATGGCTTTATCAGTGTCCCTTGTCATAATTCGGCAAACTCTAGCTCATGCTCCCGCACCCGCTTATTCTGCCTGCGTTCCCGAAGGATATCCCGCCACATGAAGCGAAGCCACTCAGGCCAAAGCAGGGACTGGCGACCGAATATCCTTTCGCAGGCGGAGCAAATGGCGAACTGGTATGTGATTGGCTTCCCGCAGTTTAAGCACCTGTGAGTCATTCGGCTCCTTTCAATGTCATTTTCAAATTATCTATGGCAATTGACTTCGTGTAAAAGACCGCCGCAGTGGATATGCCCAGTACGTTTCCGCAGTCTTCTAATTTAAAGCCTGCCGACAGCAGGGCGACTACCACCCGTTGCCTTTCAGGCAGTCTAGCTACGGCTATTGTCAGGTCAAAGACGGTTTCATTCATGTTCTTTATCCAGCTATCATTATAGCAACAAACTACACAATATACAAGTCAATAACTTGTTTAATATAACGACTTATGATATAATTAATATATATAGCATACTAAAGGAAGGTGCAGCAACATGAACGAACTAATCAACTCCTGCCGTTTCATCGGAAGCCTGGGACAAGACCCAGAAGGCCGTTTCACTCCCAAGGGAACTCCGCTGACCAAGTTTTCTATCGCTGTCGATAACGCCCCCATCAAAAAAGATGGGAAGACTGAGAAGAAAGACCCCACCTGGGTGCCCATCACTGCCTGGAACGAACTGGCCACCTTCTGCAATGACTACCTGCGCAAAGGTTCACTCATCGCAGTAGACTGCGAACTCTCATACAACACGTATGAGAAAGATGGCATCAAACATACTGTGGCCAACTTTACTGCTCGCTCGGTCAAGCCCCTGGCTCGTTGGGGTAAGGACAATGGCAACAGCCCTGAAGGTGACACTGTCAGCAACAGCCGTGGCAGCAAGCCGGTTGTCACAGACCTGGATACGGACGACGACGGACTGCCGTTCTAATGGCCTACCCGTCCGGGATTGTGGCTATGGCAAAAGTGGTTGGGTCAGGGCAAAACCCTGACCTGGCCTTATCCGCTCTGCTTCATCTGGCGGCTGCCTGGTCTGCAATCAAGCAGTTGGAGAGCAAAGGGGTGCCTCTGGAGATATCCGGGCGCCCCATTGTTCTCAGCGCAATCGAGAGAGCCTTCATGGAAGCGTCCATGCTCAGGTCTACTGTAGTCCCCAACAACCTGCTGGATGTTTCCTGTGTGACGAAATTTGGAAGGGTAGTCGATGAAAGCAAGATTTCGTATTGAGCTGCTTGGGAACCCAAAGCTGATGGGTGTTCTTCACATAGACGTTTCAGTACCCAAAGAGACGCAGGCGGTTGCATTGGCCTTGGGTATAGGCGAAGAAGAGCAGAAGAACCTTGTGGGCCAGCGGCTCCAGGAAGTTATTCAGCTTATCGGGCTGGACAGCGACGACGAACTGTAGCCATGCTGACAGATGTTCACATATGGACGGACGGTAGCGTGACTACCAACCCAGGACCTGCTGGTTACGCCGCAGTGTTGGTTCACAACCAAGCTGCCCGTATTGTTGGTGGGCACAATCGCCATGCAACAAACAACGTTGCCGAGACGGAGGCGGTTTGCCTGGCCCTGAGTGCGCTTAAGAAACCTTGCAGGGCGATTTTCAACACAGACAGCATGTATGTGATTTACGGCATGCAGCGTGTTCTGGAGAACATCAAGTACGGCAAGAAGCGTCTGCCCAAGACAAACACCGAAGTTTGGGAAGATGTTCGTAGTCTGGTTGGGAAGCACAGCATCATCATGCTGAAGGCGGAAGGCCATTCTGGCGACCCGTTCAACGACCTTGCTGACTACTACGCCGGCATCTGTGCCTTCAAACAAACCAATGTGGACTTCCTGGTCGCTGATTACACGACCATTCTGGATGCGCCAAAGAAGAAGAAGGCTTTTCGCTATGCTTATTAGGACTTACCAGAATGAAATAGACGGGGCCTGCTGCGCTGTTCTACGCCGGCAGTTCCCAACTTCCTATGTTGACCAGCGGAGTATTGAATATGTCCAACGAGAAGACCTTTACCAGTACGACCAAGGCCATTTTTTCGCAGGTATCGGAGGATTCTCTCTCGGCTTTGAACGGGCTGGCCTACCAGCAGATGTCAATGTTTGGACCGGAGGGTTTCCCTGTCAGGACCTCAGCGTTTCTGGCAAGCGTGCCGGTCTGGCTGGAGAGCGGAGTGGACTGTACTTCCAGTTCCACCGACTTGTTACAAGCCTATACCCAAGATGGGTGGTCTTTGAAAATGTCCCCGGACTTCTCAGTTCCAACGATGGGTGGGACTTTGCAATCGTTATCGGAGGACTTACCGGGGTCATACCGAGCGTTCCTAAGCAGGGTTGGGGAAACGCAGGGTTCGCAAGAGGACCCATCTACAGTGTGGCATACCGCATTCTCGATGCGCAGTTTTTCGGAGTTCCCCAACGGCGCCGTCGTGTCTTCATTGTCGGAAGTCTTGGAGACAGCACCTGCTCCGAGATACTCTTTGAGCCAGAAAGCCTGCCAGGGGATACTCCGCCGAGCAGAGAAGCGGGGCAAGGCTATACCACCCTTTTTACGGAAGCTGCTGGAAGACAGGCTGTAGCCTACATCGCCAACTGGCAGTCGGGTGGTGGAAAGATGGATGACAACGTGGCCGCAACCATTCGGGCTGGGGCCGAGAACAGCTACCAGTTCGTGTATGGGCAGGACAGCGGTGTACGCAGGCTTACCCCAACCGAGTGCGCCCGCCTCCAGGGGTTCGGGGATGATTGGAACTCGTGGCTCTCGGATGCTGCTCGTTACAAGCAATTTGGAAACGCTGTTTGTGTGCCTGTTGCTGAATGGATTGGGCGACGACTTATTACAACTACCAGACGGAAGGATTAGGAAGAGCATTATGGGAAGACCAAGCGCAGATAGGACTAATTTACCTGAGAAGTACTGCAAGACATGCGGTAAACGGATTGAGATTAGGGTCTATCGAAGTGGACGTAAAGAAACTATAGACCATTTTAACAAGCGGTTGTTTTGTGACAAAGGCTGTTATGGGTTAACGCTCAGAAACAATCCTGAAAAGCTGGGCACAAGAAGAACGCATGCAATCTCAAGTAGCATGGTACCCGCTGGACCCTGCGCTAATTGTGGTGCTCCCGATGCAAGGGATGTCCATCACATTAATAAAAACGAGCATGACAACTCACTTGAGAACCTAATACGTCTTTGTGATTCGTGTCATAGAAAAGAACACAGAGCCATACAAGGTTCTTGTATGGTTTGCGGAAAACAACAAATAGCGTGTGGTCTTTGCAGACATCACTACAATATAGCTTATAGATATGGCGACCCTTATTACGTTGCTAAACCAGATGGTTGCCATCACAAAGACCAGTCACAGTCTACTCAGATACCCATGGCGTTAGGAGATTAAGCATGGCCACAGTTTCGTACCATAGCCAGCCAGGTATTCACCAAACACGGGGTGCTGTCCCCCTGGATGGCACCAAAGCAGTGTACACCGTTGGCAAGCAGTTGTGGCCCCAGGAAGTGGAACAGTGGCTGGCAGCCCGTCTCATCGGGAAAACTCTGCACGTCTGCTGTGGCAAGAGTCGCCTGGGCAACGTGCGCCTGGATATGTTTCAGTCTGATGTTGACGTTCGGGGTGACGCTGCTCGCCTTCCCTTTTGGGATAAAACTTTCGACACCGTCCTGGCAGACCCTCCCTATTCCGGCCAGTTCCAATGGAACCACGACATGCTTAATGAGCTGCACCGTGTTGCGAGCCAGCGCATCATTTTCCAGCACTGGTTCTCCCCCGTAAACCGACTCGGGCATTTCAAGAAAGCCTATGCCTTTAAGGCCACAGAAGCGGCACTGGCTCCTTACCTGGAAGATGAAGGGGCAGTAGTACTGGTCAATACCGACGATGGGCCGGTCATGGTTCGGGAAGAAAACAGCGACTACTTTACCGCTGTGGAAACGGCTGCCTGGAACCCCAGGTCGTACTTCGGGCGTGTGCAGGTCATCACCGTAATGGACCGTCAATGATACTTAAGCTGACGAAAGCAGCACGGGTGGCGGAAGTGGCCGCTCGAAAAAAAGCACTAGCTGAATACCGCCGCACCCAGGCGGCACTATCGATTGACCGGGATAAAAACTACTGCGTGTTCTGTTACTTCGTGCTTGGGAAAGAGCGACTTCGGGAAGACATCCATCATGTGTATGGGCGTGGCAAGGAACGATGTGATTGGCGAGAGAGCTATAGAAGTTTAGTTGGGACTTGCCGGCAGCACCATCCTTTGCCCATCATGAACCCCAGTGAGAAGACTGCCTGGATTGAAGTGGTCTTGAAGCTGGCGAATGACACGCCCATCAACAAGAAGTTTGTTCACGTGAGCAATGGCTGTACCGACTAAGACCTGGAAGAAGGTTGAGTTAGCTATAGCGGCCCTGATTGGCGGCAAGCGCAGGGGTGCAGACTTCCGGGGTGAGAACCATGGCAAATCGGACATAATATGCCCTGGTTGGTCAGTTGAGGTGAAGCATTCGAAGCGGCCTACGTTTGGGCTGATGGTTGATGCTGTGGCGCAATCTGAGACGAACCGTGAAAAACCCGGTGACATCCCGATTGCGGTAGTCCACAAAGAAGGCACAGAATATAAGAACTCTCTGGTCGTGATGCGGCTGGACCAGTTCATAGACTTTTTCTTAGACCAGTGTGAGGAAAGCACATGACAACGTTTACCCCTATCGTAGTGAATGGCCGGCCTGTAGGTAGAGTCCAGAAGAATGTGTTCCGCAAAACCGTAAGTGGAAGCAAGCACTTTCTGCGTAAGCCAGAGGCGATTGCCTTTGACATCGAAAGCGTCAAAGCTGCTGAAGCTGCTGGCGCCAGCCTGGTCGTGGTACAGGACCGGGACACGGGAAAGACATACACGGCGTCTATCGACCAGATATGGAAGTCAGGGTTGTACCTGGACCGTGGCTTTGGTCAGCAGGTGGCCCTGCCCCTGACCTATTGGACCGTTCATTAGTTTACCTTTCGCTGGAGGGCGCATGTAACAGTGCGCTCTCTGGCAATCCCTAAACAATACAAACCTGTAACAAGGAGTTGTTCGATGGAACGCAAGCTGAAAGTACTCAGCAAATAACATTCCCACAAAGTGCAGTCTGGATGACGTTCACCAAGTCATAGCATCCTATTTTTCGAGCGTCGTCCAGCACTTTGAGAGTATCGAACGCAGTTATTTTAGTGGTGAAAGGTCTGGCAGAGTCCACGATGTCAATAAGGTCTTCTTCGGTCATGGGGTCGTCCGGGTACGCTTCCGTCCAGAAAATATGGAGCGCAGGCAGGCTGGCCATGTGGAGAAGCTGTTGAAGATGAAACAGGATACAAGGTTCCGATGTGTCACCAGATTGGAAAGTTCCATTTTGGTATGTTCTAAAATTGTCGTTGACATAATGTAGGCCATCACCAGGCTTATGGGTATAACAACGCATCGTTCATGCCTCCTAGTTAGACTGATTATATCCTAAATGAAAGGAGTTTTCATCGTATGACCGACTTATTTTCGAACAAAGGTTCCATGAAGTTTTTCAACATGCAGTTCTTCACCCCCACCTGGACCCTGGTGTTTACCCCTGCGAGTTTGCAGGAAGCCATCAGTTATATGAACCGGGTGAATGATACTGAGAAGGAAGCCAACCGGGTGCTTACCTTAAGTGAACTGCAAGAACTGGGAAAGGCCGTGGCCAATGTGGCTTAATGTTCTTATTCTACTTGCCGCTCTCATCCTGGCTGTGGAGATTGCTGCCTTCGTGAAGTACCGCAGAATACTGAAGGTGGCCCTTGGGCTTGAAACAGGGAAAGTAGCAGCCTGCTTCAGCCGCAACTGGCAGAGCCTTGCGAACGGCACGTCCGGGGATATCATGCTGGAGATGGCGTGGCTGTCCGAGGCGCAGGAACTGTTCGGGCTGTTTGCACAAAAGAACCACGACTACGGCTCCATGAACCTGTCCCTTTCCTGGATGCAAGGGGTTACGGTGCGCATGGGCGACAAGGTTTCCCGGCTGTGGAACTTGGTGGGCCTGAATGGGGAGCAAGAAGCAGCGGTTAAAGACGAGAGCCTGGTGGATACTTTCCAGGACATCGCCAACTACGCATTGATTGGGAGCCTGATGGCCAAGGGAAAGTGGCCCCGCATTCCAGCCGAGCAGGGCTTTGGAATAGACGCTATATTCCCGATTGTGGAAGGTTCGGTACTTCTACTTTCGGATGAGCAGCAAGACACCATTGTTAGGATTATAGAGGAGAGCCGGCGATGAGAACTTTGAAGCAGGTATTGTTCCTGGAAGACCACATCGAAGGTGGCCGGGTGATTGACGAAGCTGTGCGTGAGATTGAACGTCTGCGGTGTGAGCTTGCAAATGCAAAGGTGCGCCTGGTTATGATGGAACAGGACAGCAGCGGCGCCGAGTAGGGTAAGTCGGGGTACGCTTTCATCAACATGTACAAAGGAGTACGCAATGCGTTTCTCAATGCCAGTTCCAGAAAATTCACCGGTGACACAGACCTTTCAAGAGCACGAACAGCGACGGAAGGAGAACGGATGGGTCTACTACAACGGTGGGATTGACTGGGGTGTCCCGGAAGGAACGCCCATCAAAGCGGCGGCTGATGGCCGGGTCATTGCTGCCCAGGCAAGCACGTCGGGGTACGGGGAGCATATTCGCATACAGCATGCCGAAACCTATGTCACCGTGTACGGTCACCTGTCGGCATATGCCTGCAACCCTGGCCAGAATGTGAAGGAAGGGGAAGTCATTGGGTACTCCGGGAACACCGGGAACTCCACTGGCCCACACCTGCACTGGGAAGTCAGAAAGGGCGGCATTCCGGTAGATGGCATGCCCCTGCTTAGAACGATTGAAGACCCCATACCGGAGTTCCCTGGAACTATCCCCACGGCTGTCTCAGTAACAGCGACTGGTGTGCGCCTTCGCAACGCTCCGTATGGCAGCATCCAGGCCCTGGCGGAAGCAGGCTCCAACTGGCATGTAATGTGCGCTGAAAAAGATGAGAGCGGCAAGGTGTGGTACCGGGTGAACGCCGAACTTTACATTGCGTCCTGGTACACCGAGCCGGCAGTTTAGTTGTTCACGCAGACAACTGTCATCTGTTCTTTTATTCCTGTCCCCTTCCACAGTTTTGACGTAAAGATATTCGTATGCCGTAAGAATAGCACGTTCTAGTGAGCGAATCGCAGCAGGAGATGAAGTTCGATGAAGCAGTATGTAACAACAAAGATTGATATGTACGTTACCCAAGAATACTTCGCAGGGTTCTCGGATAAGGTCATCGAGCCGCACTGGATGGCGACCAGGGAACAGCAGGTTGAGAAAGCAGGCCCGGGTAACGTCTACTTCAGGGGGTCTGGTGGTGGGTTTTGGGTCAAGGTAACTGAGCAGGATGAGCAGTTTGTCTATATGCAACGGCAGCAACCCTACGGCATCCAGAAGTACCGAATGCCACGGGAGGACTATGAGAGGCTGACACAATGACAGTTATTCATGGCAGACAATGCCCGGCTGTGATAGCCCGGTGGTCATCTCCCCCACCGGTGAGAGTGAAATGAAGCGATATCCTGAATGTAGTAGTGGTGAGCTGCTAACACCGAAGGACAAGCAGGTTCTTTTCGGTGGGACGGAGCTAGACCTTCTTGAGTGGGCGGAAGGTCTGCGCCAGGAGATGGCCGACATGCGGGCCAGTCTCGGCAAAGCAAAGCCGGTGCTGGATGCCTGGAGCAAGATGAATGCACTGGTAGCATCGAAGGAGTGGAACTTCCGCCTGGAGCACATCGTACTTGAAGACGTGTGGTACGCCCATGTGTCCATTGCGGGGGTGGGCTACGAAGACTATGGTCTGTTAGCCGTGGACGCTATCAATACCCTGGCGAAGCGGGTTGAAGAAGACAGGAGCATACAGGTGGTGGTACGTGACTAACAAGAAGGTAACCCTGACTGAAGACCAACGGAAAGCCTTGAACAACCTGTGGTTCGTTTACGGCAACTACGGAATGTATACAACACCAGCCGGCCACCACTTCATTCAATGCCTGCTGGAAAATGACGAAGACTGCCGGGTGTTTTACAAACCACCTGCTGAGTGCCTGGCGGCTGTGGACAAGGTACTCAATGGATAAACAAGCGGCTGTTTGGGCGACTGTGCTGACGGGGGTAATGTGCGTAGTGATACCGTTGGGAACGTGGTGGATGGTAACCCACCCGGAACTGGCGAGGATAGTCGTTCTGGGGGGTGTAGCATGCGGAGTAATAGTTACGTTCTGGAAGTTTATCTACGAGCGCCACTTGTGAGAAAGAGAACCCCCAAAACCGGGGGTTCTCTTTTGTTCACAAAGACACTTAATTTGCGCAGTGGTCCGAGCAGTACTGCAAACGCCGCAGCTCAATGAATGACCCGCAGCACTTGCACTTAGAAACAGCATAACCGTGCCGGTACATGATGCCGGCGATGGTATCCTCGGCCAGTCCCGTAAGGACAGCCAGGGTTTCCATGGACTTCACCCCATTCTGGATGTGGCTCATTACCCGCTCCCCGTTGGTGACAGGTGACCCGGGCAGCTTCTTCTTAAAGTCAGGCCCGTAATGCTCAACTACCGCATTATGGATGGTCGTTTCACTGCACTTCAATTCCCGGGACATCGCTTCCAGGGAAACACCCCCAGTCATGTAACGGTCAGCAATCTCCTTGCGCTGCGCCTTTGAGAAGCGATAGCGGTACTTGTCGTCATCGTCTTCAGCGTACAGCGAACGGTAAGCGGTCACGCACTTACGGGCGGCTGAGACAGGCACATCATACATGAGAGCCAGGTCATTGATGGACAAGCCTTCCCGGTAGTGACGTTCTGCAAGGGTCCTCCCCATTTCAGTTTCATAAAGATATGGCATATCGACATCCTTTCCCTTCTACAAACGGGGAAAGCCCAGGAAATTGCGAACCATCAACACGGGAAAAAACAGGGTGGCCTGGCGATAATAATAAAAAGTCGGGGGGCTGATAGCCGAGCAGCTAAGCAGGCAGGAACAGCCTGGGGTGGTGGGGGGAGATGGATGGGGGATGAAGGTGCAAGTGGGGGGTGGGGGTAGAGAGGGTGAGGACGGTCGAATCCAGGGTACTTAGGGCCGCCAGGCTCCCGTTTTCCGCCCCAACATACGGGGTTATAACCCCATTTTATGGCATAACCCCCCATATATGGGTATATGCTTTATATATCGCCCTCCTATTGAATGTGATATACATTCGTTTTTAGACAGTTTTATACTATTGACTGTCGGCGGGGGTTGACAAAAAAAACACAGCGGTGCGCACGGGGGTTGCGCACGGGGCGGGGGGGCGCTCGATGGCCGTGCTGGGCCTACGGTCCGTACGCATACACCTATCGTCTCTGAGGGTCGCCTCGGCGGGATGCGCAGATAGGCAGTACTTTACCATGCGCTAACACACATATTATTTGTCCAGTTTCTGGCGCCGTCAAGGTAAGCATGCTATTTGGACACGGATAATCTGATATCGCTATCTCGGACTATTTGTATCAGGATTGAAGTGGCTGAATTGTCTGAATTTACGACGGATGAAGAAACAAGGGAAGCAGGCGGAGTAAGTCCGAGTATTCCGCACGCCTCCTGGACAAACCCAGGTTTGTGGGTTCTGTTTGCAATCCCGGTGCGAGAGTGCTGGAGTGTAGTGAAAGCCATGTGTGAATTGCCCACATTGACTAGCCGATAGAACGCAACACCAACACAGACTGGGATACCAACCCTCACGGGAAGTAGGTTTTGAAACCGCTACACAAGGGTGCAGGATGCCACTGCCTTACCCACCAGCAAGTTTTGACCGAACAAAAAAGGATACCAATTTCATTAGCGTACTGTGTTTCTTGTGGGTTTTTGTATGCTATGCATAACTGCATGTCATACGCAAGCACATAAGGCTTGATATACAGCAATACGGAGGGCGACATGAAAGTAGATTTTGACAAGGTATTGGCAGTGCTGGCAGTGCGGGAACGGGAACGGATTGACTCGGGGCGCACCAAAAAACTGACCCCATCACCTGTTGGCGGCGTGCAGTTTAGTCAAGCCAATAGCAAGTTGAACCACTTGGGTCCACACCTGGGAATTTCCAAGTGTCACGTACAGAGCTTCGATTTGCCGGCTGGATGGACATGCCCGGCGGCAAACCTGTGTTTCGCAAAAGTAGACCCAATTACTCGGCTTCGCACACTGGGTGCGTGCTGTCAGTTTGTGTGCTACGCCACTAAGGCGGAGTACCAATACGACGACACACTGTACTTTCGTTGGCGTAACTACATTGCGCTGATGGAGGCAAGGACAGCCCCGGACATGGCCGACCTCATCCTGGCAGCCTCCGACAAAACGATGGAAGTAATGCGTACACACAGCAGCGGTGACTTCTTCAGCCGTGAGTACTTCAAGGCGTGGACGCTGGTCGCTGAGGCGCTGCCGCAGGTGCGCATCTGGGGCTATACCAAGATGGCAGGGTACGTGATGGCGCAGAAGCCGGATAACTTCCGTCTGATTTACTCGCACGGGGGAAAGTATGACACCCTGGCCGACACCATGGGGCTGCCACAGGCTTATGTCGTCGGCCTCAACGAGGCTCCCCGGTCAGACGCCCCGGTCATCTGCGAGGATGGCCAAGAGCATCAGGATTTCTGGTTCGTCTGGAATGGGAAATCCTTCAGCCTCCGTGTCCACTAGACACCTCTCCATTTCACAAACCGCTCAATAAACGATAGGAGAAATGCGCCATGACAACAACCCTTTGGGAATTGGGTACACGGGGTGAATTGGTTACCGACTCACAGGATGTCCGTGAGTTATTAGAACGGGTTGGGATGCCCATGGAATACCGGGCGGATATCACAGGTGTAGTAGTCGCTGACATCTTCGGGGTCATATGGGATGCATGGTTCACCGAATCGGCGTCACCTTGGGATGTCGATGCGGTCTACCATTCCACAGAGTACTACGGGGTTGAAGTAGAGCCATGAAAATCACCTGGCACGCCAAACACCAAATTGATGGACGAGGGCTGTCTCTCGCCTGGGTCGAGAAACGTCTTGCACAGGCTGAGGCGGCAGTGCTGAATTGTAAGTCGGCGGAGGTACGGGTGGTATTGCAGGTACTGCCGGCTGTTCACTTTGCCCAAGATGGGTCAAACGGCGACACGATTGTAGCCTGTATCGACCGGGAAAAGCTGACGGTGAAGACTGTCATGCTGCGGTGCAAGTATCAAATCAGACCCCAGGACGGGGTCGCCTATGTAGTACCGAAAGGATGTGTGAAATGACCGTTATTACTGCCCTCCTCAACACCCTGGCCATCCGCCGCAGTACGATGGAATGCCTGAAGGCCCAGGTACGCGCCGCTGCCGGTTCTCTGGCTGACGACCTGGACAAGGCTGAAGCCGAAGTAAAGGCCCTGGAGGCAGATGTCAAGGACAAGGCTAAGTTTGTGCCAGACAGCCAGGCGCACACATTGAAGGGGGACAGCCTTCAGCTTGTCTGGACGAAGGGCAAGAAGGCCCTGGACGAAGACCTGACGGTAAAGGCTCTCCAGGCGGCAGGCTGGACGCAGGATGCCATTGACGGCCTCTACACCACGGGAACCGGGTTCTGGAGCATCAGGAAGAAGGGGGTGAAATAACCCCAAATTTCACCTTGACGATGGTACATTATAATGCTATATTTATAGCACTACAACAGAACAATAAATAGCACTACACAGAGGAACCTATGCCCATCTTGACTGTAACGTTGAACGTCACCGACTGCCCGGAAGCACGGGCGTTGTTGGAACAGTTGGAGGCTTTACAGCCTACGGGTGAAGACCTCGCCAGCTACTTTTGCGACGATTGCCAGGAGGACTAAATGGACGATTTCAAGCGTACACAGTATGACCGCTCGAAGGGTACGGGTATCGGTCCCGGTGGCTGGAACTGCTACTGCTGTGGGCCTCACACCCAGGAAGGCAAAAAAATCATCCGCCGCAAGGCTCGCCGGCGCATGCGCCAGGATGACAAGGCCCGCAATAACGACCTGGACAATACCAACAACTAAGGAGACTACCATGGCCCAAACGCACGTTTCACGGTCAAAGGTCGAGCCTAACGGGTTGCATCACAAGGTGACCATCACCAGGGGGTTCATTGCCAAGTGGGATGGCAAGTGGCACCACACACAGCACACCTACTACAAGGTCAACCGCCGCACACTGGCCCGGTGGCACATGGTCATGTCCCGCATCGCCAGCATGGAAGCGACCTACACCGTCAACCCTTTCTTCTTTCTTCATTACCAGGAGGCATAACATGAGCGAACGTGTTCTCAATATCAATACCACCGACATCAACGGCAACCCGGTTTGTGTCGACATCTACAGCCTGACCAAGGGCATGAGTACGGCTACCCTGGCGGCTGTACTGTCATCGTACATGGGTACCCTGTTCGGGGACCAGGAGCGCCAAGGGGTGCTGACTGCTCAGGCTTTCCTGGCGAGCGGTCCTCACCTGAACAGCATCCACGGACTCATCTGGTTCGTTATCGGGATGCTAAAGGGGCTGGCCCTGTGCGAGTTCGTGGACATGCGCAATCAGGCAGCGGTGGCCATGGCTACCAAGCTGTCAAACTTCGCCACGTGGCTATGGGATACGGAGGGCTGGAAGAAATGAAGCTTAGCAAGTCAGAACGCCGGGAACGGAAACGCTTCAAGCGCAAACACGGGATGCGCCGGAGCGGTGACAGCGTCAAGATACTTCAACAGGTTCTTATCAAGAAAGGCGGCAAGTAATGTGGAAGGTTCAGTCAGTTTCTATCCAGAACGAAGGGGATGGCTGTTACCGGGTGACCATTCGCAGGGAACGGTGGGCCTGCAAGAACATGGTCACCTGCACCCGCCGCAGCACCTGGGCCTGTGACATCACCCAGGTACGCCGGTTGACCCTGGCTATGGCTGGCCAGGTCCGCTATGTCCGCTACGATATGTAAGTCCACAAATAGACACGGAGGAACCATGACAAAACGCACGTTTATCTGTTCTGACTGCGGGGAAGAGCTGCATCTGTCCAGCCTGTCGAGGTCCAGCGTCTTGCAGGCGAAGGCTAACACAAAAGTGGAAGCCATCGCCCGGCTGGCTGACCCGGTGTGTACGATGTGCGCCAACCAGGATAACGGCGCCCTGAATGCCTGGGCCGGCCCTTCCTATGCACGCAACGACCGGGAGCGGTTTGAGTTCTCAGGCTCACGGATGGACCCCGGTAAGCTGGCAGCATACCTTCTGAACTACTAAGTCACCCGGCTAACACCATTGACGTAGTACAATATATATGCTATAATAACAGCACGTTATAATCACCAGAATAAATGAGCGGCGATACGATATATCTGGTGTGCCACCCAAACAGCATTATCAAGCATGTCAAGAACCATGGAAAGACTGGAGAATAACATGTGCGCAACCCCTGGCTGCAACTTTTCCCCCGCTGGCAAGAGCAAGTATTGCAAGGCTCACAAGGCCCAGGTGCATCAGGCATGGCTGACCATGGTCAAAGGTCAGGCTGTGGTGCGGGATGCCCTGCATGCTGAGTTTGCCGCTCTGGTGAAGCAAGCTGACGATGCCGGCCAGACTGCCCTGGCTGCCATCGTCCCCACGCCCATGATTGTCTTCCAGTGCGCCAACATGCTGGATGACAACAGCCCGGTAGTGGACCAGCACTTCGTGGAAGGCGGCGTGTGCGGTTTCGCCTGGGTCCATGCCGGCCCTGCCAATACCAAGTTCACCAACTGGGCCAAGGAGTGCTTGAGCATGCTGTTGGGTGCGGTCAGCGTCAGCCCGTCCTACGGGGGCGGCATCAACATCAACGTTCGGATTGGCGGTCAGAGCATGGCACGCAAGGAAGCCTACGCCAACGCCTTTGCCCATGTGCTGAAGGCCGGCCTCGCTAACCTGGACCCCCGCACCCGCACCATCTATGCCAGCAGCCGCATGGACTAAAGGAGAACTCAATGGACAAGCGGTTGTTCATCGGAATATATCCTGGCGGCATCGTCTACAGCGACAGGTCACGGCAAACCGCTGGCGACTACACTCTCCTGGGGTTCCTGCCCTACGATACTCTGGAACTTAGGATTGAACCTGACTGCCCGGATGACCTGGCTGTCATCATCCGTGAAGATGCGGCCAAGATACAGGCAAAGCGTGGCCAACTCTTTCAACTCACCGTGACTAACCAAACCGTTCTTCTTGGAAGTAAGGATAAAGGAGACACCCATGCCTAACTTTGGCTCAACCGGGAGCGTTGAACTGCGGGAATACAACTACGACACCAACCAGTATGACAGCAAGGGCGAAGTCAACCTGGGTGCGCTGGCCAAGTGCCTGAAGCCCCAGGACGTGGCTCTCATCCTCGACCACTGGGTCAACGGCGTGTGCGGTAACCCCTACGGCAACGGCCAGAAGATGGGCCGCATGTTCCAGGAAACGCACCGCACTTTGCAGGGGTGCCTGACCAACCTGGCCCTGGGTATCCTGGCCGGCATGGGGGAGGCTGACCCCCGCTACACTGACCCCCGCAACGAGACGGCTGTTGCCACGGCCAACAAGGTGAAAGCCCTGGTGGATGACGGTACCCTGAACATCCAGCCTTTTATCTAAGGAGAACATCATGACTGAGCAAGAGACGAAGGAAGCAGTGGCTGCCCTGGCTCACCAGGGTGGCCAGCCCGAAGCAATGGTCCCGGTGATGCTCAAGGCCATGCATCTGTGCCAGCACAACGGGGCTGACGTGGAGATGACCCTGCCCCACGGTGTGAGCTTCCGCCTGGGCAAGACTGCCAAAGCATGGCAGATTGTGGACCACTTCGAACTGACACAGTTCATGGGACCAGAATGGCAGGAGGTTTTCAATGACCAGCGATAGCATGCACACCGAAGTCATCAACGGGTACACCATCAGCATCTGGCCTGACCCGGAACCGCCCAACCCCCGTGAGTTCTGCACCCTGGGCACCCTGGCCCTGCAACATGGCCGCTATAGCCTGGCGTGGGAACACCAAGGAACGTCTGCTCGCACAATGCGCCAGCAGTGCGGTGGCTGGCAGGAAGTGCAGGAGCGCATCGTACGGGATGTGCGGCAGGCCGGCGATGAAGTGGTGAGCATCAAGTATGTGTACATGCTCGACCACAGCAGCATCCACCTGAAGACTTCGGAAGGCCGGGACCCCTTCAGCCACGTTCATATGGGCCTGGACAGCGGATGCGTGGGTTTCGTGTACCTTACCCGGAAGGGTGTGCTGTCTACCTACCAGCGTAAGCACATAACCCAGGGGCTGCTCGACACTGCGGCCAAGGCGATGGAGCAGGAAGTGGAAGACTACAATACCTTCGTGGGTGGCCGGGCCTGCATGTTCGAGGTCCTGGACCCCCAGGGTGAACCCATCGAGAGCTGCGGCGGCTACTTCTCTGTAGCCCACGCAGTGGAGGCGGCGAAGGAATGCTTGCTCTAACCACCATCCGCCTGTGCGTCTGGTTGACCAACCGGGCCGGCGATGCACTAAAGCAGGCTGACTTGGCGGCTGGCCAGGAACAGGTGACCACAGCCGAAGCTTACCTGTGGCTCACACACACCCTACAGCATGGGGCCAGGCTCTTGCACAGGCTGGCCCTGTGGCTCCACCAGTTGTCTTTGTGAACAACTTTCCTGGCACTCTTACTTCACGGGCTAATCACCAACACGAAGGAGACACACATGGCCACCAAGGAAGAACTGCTCAACGAACTGTCCCACTTCACTGGTACCGAAGCCTACCACCGCTTCAACATGCTGTTCCGCAATGTGGTGCTGACCGATGGCGCACACCACTTGGCCAATGCCGCCCAGTGCTTCTGGTTGATGGATGCCATCGCCAGCTACCTGACCAGGCCGGCAGTGCGCCAGGAGCCTTTCCAGACCTGGACCCTGACGGTCAAGAACGAGAGCGGCACCCTGTCCTGCGACGACGGCAACGGCAACGTCCTGGCTCGCCAACGCATCCAGTACACGGACTTCCCCCTGGACAGCATCAAGTTGTACATGGCCCTGGGCGATGACAACTGGGTCATCATGCTGCCCACTGAGTACTAAGCCTGTCCACATATAGACAAGGAGAGAGAACCATGGCGAAAAGGAAGCAGCAACTGCCCAACCTGCCTATGACTTTTGACACCCCCCTGGAAGCGCATCAGGCCATGGTTGACTTCGCCGCTACCATGGTGAACCTGGGGTGCCGGGACATCAGCCAGGACATCGACCGCTTCGAACTGACCCACGGCGCACGGTCTTACGTCACGTGGGTCGATGGATGCAACTTCTACCTGGACATCCTTGGCCCCATCATCAAAGCTGACATCGACCTGCCCTTTCCTTTCGTGTCCAAGGAAGCAGCCTTCATGCACGCTTCGGTATTCGTCCTGGGACTGGTCGAGCAGCAAGGGTGGGGCGTCACCGCTACTGCCAACAACGTGCTCACCCTGGTGCATGGCCGGGACGCTGTAAAGGTCTGGGTGGACGGGGCAACTGTCTACCTGCATATCACGAAAGGAGCCTGACCCTATGAATAAGAAGAGCGACATGGACGTAACCCACAACAACCCCCTGGCAGCACAGCAGGCAATGGTTGCCTGGGCCAGCGAGATGGTAGCCCTGGGCTACAAGGACACCTGCCCGGATGTTGACCGCTTCGTGATGGCCAAGGGCGGGCGCACCATGGAGATGTGGGTAGACGACTGCACCGTACACATGCTGGTGAAGGGAGCCATCTAATGAATGCACCCGCTACCATCAACGTTATCAACCCTGCCATCAACGAGTTCACGGCAGTCACCCGCCTGCTCGACAAGACCGGGCCAAGCCTGACCACAGCCAACAAGCTGGCCCCGGATGAACTGAAGAACGCCCTGGCCGGCAGGTACTACAACAGCCACCGTCGCCCTGCCGCTGCGCTGAAAGACCCGATGGGTACGCTGGTCATGGCGGTTGAATGGCAGGGGGTTGTCCGGGCTTACTACAAGACCCCTGGCTACCGCAACCTGATAGTGGTTTGGCTCACCTTAGACGGAGAGAGAATATGAGCGCACCTGAGAAGTTCGATGTACTGGATAAGCACCAGGGGTTTCTGGCTGTGACCGGACTGCTTGGCGTTGCCGGCCCGAGTGTGACCGTAGCCAACAAACTGACCGCAGAAGAACTGACCCAGGCAGTGTCCTATACCAACTTCAACATCCGCTGGCGCCCTGGCTCCACGCTCAAGAAGGGAACCGTTGGGACGAAGGTGGCTGAAGCGGCTGAAATGCGGGGAGATGAGATGACCGGGGTTACCACTGTTCTCTACAAGGTACCCGGCTACCGCAACTTGGTCCTGGTTTGGTTAGGAATGAATGGAGAGCGACTATAAGCGCACCTGTCAGCACCAACACCACCAACCAGCAAACTGTGACCAAGCATTGAGAAGGAGTGGACCAATGAAACGAAATAGCAAATATAAGCTTGACCCCTTCATGGGCCTGTCGCCGCTCGATGAATGCGAGATGGCCATCCAGGATATGAGCAAGCTAATGGGCAAGGTGTGCGCCAGCTTCATGGCCGGCTACCTGGGCAACAACACGAACCCCTACCGGGAAGGGACCCTGCAATGGAATGCCTGGAACCTGGGGCAGACTGAAGCTACTAAGGAGACACACAATGCGTAAGGCTGACCACACTCGAATAGTCAAGGACATCAACGAGCGCCATCTCAAAGAAGTGATTACCCTGAAAGCAAGGGTGAGCAGCAACCGCCTGCGCATCGGTGAGCTTATCCAGGAACGTAATGCTGCCAGGGATGGGTTGGCCCAGGCGCTCTCCATACTGGGGGACCTGGTAGCCAGGGGTATCATCGACCTGCCGGCTGGCACCCTGGACGACCTGCACAAAGCGCCTCTCGTACAGCTTGACGTTTAACAATATATATGCTATACTTATAGACACAAAGGAGAACCACCTAATGAGCGAACTTGTCGAACTTTCCGAAGCAGATTACGCAGTACCCCTGGACCTGCCCCGCATCAATGCTGCTCTCAAAGCGTACGAGAGCCTGAGCGGCCCCATGGAAATCGCCCGCCTGTCCCTGTTCTCAAATGGAGGCGCCCACCTGAGCACCATGCAGGGTGATATGAGCGAACACTTCACCACTGTATCCCAGGCATTGGAGTTCATGGAAGGGGCGGCCGCCGGCATGAGCGTACAGTCTGCCATGAACAATCCCGCTTAGATGCGGGCCTAACGAACCGAGGACTTTTCTGAAAAGGATACTGCTTATGAACTAACCAGCCAGCCGCAGGCGCACAAGCGGCATGATGCTGACACCAGGAACCGCACCAGGGGACGCTTTCTGTGGCGATGGGAATGTGGGTGGGTGCTGAGAGGCGGGTGCGGATGGTGTTGGCGGGAAATTGCGGGGTGCGGCTGCCCCGTCATCCCTCCGTGTTCCGCCTGTCAAATATCCCACCCACTTTTCCCCCTTCCACCCCCTCGTCCGAAAGTGCCTACCAATTCCCTCTGGAAGCCCCAGGAACAACGCAATTATCTAACGCATACTCTACTTCACGCTCTTCATTTCTCCCTACAAGGAGCCTGCCATGACCACCATCACCCTTACCCCCGAAGAACAGTCCTTCCTCTACGGCATCGTCACCATCGAACAAGTCGAACTGGAGAAGGCCCAGGAGAAGGCGCACTCTCTCGGCATCACCAGACACGATGCCTACCGCAATGCTCGCATCACCCTGGCTAAAAGCATCCTTGCCAAGCTCGCCAGACCTACCCGCCCTTCAGCACATTAAGGAGACTACCATGTCCTTCGTTCCTCTCACCCCCGAAGAACGGTCCTTCCTGTACACTGCCGCTACCGATGCCCGTAACCTGATGCAGGATAACCAAGAACGTATGCGCTCCCTGGGTGTCGATAGTTCTTGCTACACCGCTCGCATCGCCCTGGCTGAGAGCGTCATCAGCAAGCTGACCAACGAGCCGACTGCTATCGAAACCGAAGTTATCCACGACGCCCTGGCCCGCTACCGGGAAGCAGCGTACACCGTCTTCATCAGCGTCATCGACCGGGACCAGGACGGCACGTACTACTCTAACCGCATCCACGCCGCTGACCGCATCCGCAAGCTGCTCATCAAATAAGGAGACTATCATGGCAAAGTACATCATCAACTACTCACGCACTGGCCTGGCATGCCCCGACTACTGGTTCGATAACGACGACTACTGGTTCCAGTCCCATATCGTGGCCTTCGACGGTGACCCTATCCACGTCTCTACTCAGAACGCTATCGACCGCATCCGCCTCGCCATCACCCGTGGCGAAATCGCAGCGGCTGACGTGGAAATCCAGTTCGAAGGCCAATCACTCACCCTGAGCAAAACCGGACGCATCTACCCCTGGCCCAACGGCTTCTGCGATACCAACAGCCGGCTGTCCGAAGAAATCCTACGGTCCGTCTTCAACATCCTATAGGGAGAACCACATGCAATACCCTTCTATCATCTTCTTCAACCACTCTTCTCCACAAGCAGACTACCTGCGTGGATGGGACCATGCCATGCGCACTCCAGGCTCACCGCCAGCCAGCCCTTCTACCTACTGCCAGCATGGCTACGCCGACTGCATGGCCCGCAAAACTCTGCCCGCCTGGGTCACCAATGAAGAAGCTGCCGTACCTGCCACCCTGTAAAGGAGCTAACCATGCCTGCTATTGAACTCCGCTTCCACAAGACCGGCACTCCCCACATCTGGAATGCGCTCACCCCCATCACCCAGGATGCTGCTTACGAGTATAATGCCTACAACATCGCTATCAACTTCTTCCTTCACAATGACCCCCTGACTTCCGGTGTGGATGAGATACGATGGAACTGGAAAGACAGCTTCCAGGGTCACTACGTCAGCCGCCATAATGCCAACAGTTCTCTCATCGCCACGGACATGGACCAGAAGTTCAGGGTTCATCACTCCAATACCATCCTGAATGTGGCCGAGTACCTGCTGTTTCGTGCGCCCACCTGCACTGCCTGGGAAGTCAAAGACATGATTGCCAGCATCACTGGTGGTAGGGTCCAGGTGGAGCTATGGCGAGCCAAGAAAGCCCTGGGTAAGCATTACATCCAAATGGGTGACGGTATCTTTCGCAAGAAGGAGTAGCCAGGGAGCAAGTATGCGCAACCCATACCGCAAGAACGCCGGCTTCAAAGGTGGAAAGTTCAATCCCACTACTCAAGATTGGGTTACCATCTACTCCGCTGAAGCACAGTTGCTGGACCCGGCTGGCGGCAAGTACGTCGTGGTCTGCGAGAAGCACGGCACCCTGTGCAACTTCAAGTCATTAAAGGCTGCTCGTGAACACCTGGACGTTGTGGACTTTTGCGAAGAATGCTGCGGGAAGTGAGAATGAATATCCACTGCATCATTGGACGTTGGTCCTTCTACTTGCACGCCGGGGATGTCTATCGTGTCGCCACTGATAACGCCGGCCCTATCGACTTGAACACTGGCATGCCCAGTAACGTCAGATGGGAATGCACTGAGCATGCATGGCCCCAGTGCCAACAGCAGTACCAGGCTATCTTGTCGCATAACACCTGCTCAACCCATGACAACGCCTGATTTTATTTAGAGTAAACACCCTAACCGCCAGGGGCAGTAGGCTCATATTAATAGAGTAAGCTAAACCCACACACAAAGGAGAACACCATGAAAGCAATCTTCGCTATCATCGCTGCTGTCTTTCAGCTTTTCATTGCTATCATCGGCCTGTGCCTGAGCCTGTTGGTTTGCGTCCTGGGATTGGCTGCTGCTGCTCTCGCAGCCGTGGTCATCGGCGTCATCGGCTTTGCCATCTATGCACTGATTATAGTCTTGCTATAATCGAACATCTGTGCTATACTTATACTTGTCTATTTGTAGACATAACCGCAAGGTTTATGACAGAACCTGCGAAACGCACGATAGCTACAGGGAAAATATTATTGTGTTTCACATGCACTTGGTGTGACATAGAACATTATTGCTGTATAACCATGGTATCCATACAAATATAATCACCTGGCTCCAGTTGCGGGGCCTGCACAACATCTAAGCAAGTCAAGAGAGGAACAAATGAGTATAGCTGTATACGCCACTGATGGAGGATATCTTGCGTCATACAAGTTCAATGGCACTCCATTGGTAGGGGACGTTTTATTGGTCAATGACACTCTCGTCTGCATAGAGAGCAGACGCTGGACTCAGGATGGGGACCTGGAGGTAGTGGTAGCAGTTCTGGAATAAACGAAAGTAGCCCTAAGAAGGAAGGGCGCAATAAGCCCTTTTCTTTTATTCATCGCTATGCTGTATTTATAGTCACACTTTATGAGCATAAGAAAGGATGAGCGCAATGCCAGCACTAAGCACTACCGCAACAACTGAACCCGTGAGCCACATGCTCGACATCTTTGCCTTCCACATCCGACACCTGGCTTACGCCAAGCCGGGCGAGAGCTTCGGCCTTAGCTTTTGGGGCAACGTGTATATAGATGTTCACGTGGACAACTGCGGGCTTTTCTTCTTCCGTGAGCAGGGGAAGCCTGCCCGCTGTGTCGGCAACAGTTATGGCGCCAGCAAGGCTTACGCTGACCTGTGCGCCCAAGCCTTCGATGCTAAGGAGAACAACTAATGGAGCGCACTATCGCAGCTACATCACTCTCTGTGAGCGAAACCACCAGGCGGCGCCTGGGCTTCCTGGCCCTGGATGCGCTCTTCCTGGTCATCATTGGGGCTGTGACTGTGTGGACCAAGCAGCTTCCCACCATCGACCTGCGGCTGCTGCCCTTCTTCGCCCTGGCCACCTTCCGGTTGGCCCGAACCCTGAGCTTCAATGAGATTGCGGAACCCCTGCGTGCCCCCTTCACAGAAGTGATGGCTGACAGTTGTGGGGCCGGTTCTGACGTTCACCCCCGGGGAGGCGGCATCCAGTACGTTATCGGTTCGCTGCTCGCCTGCCCTATCTGCACCGGCACGTGGTCAGCCCTGGCTCTGTTCACTGCCTACACCGTATACGCCCCGTTCGGCAAGACCCTGGTATACGTGCTGGCATTCGCCGGTGCAAGCGAAGTTCTGCACTGGGCGGGATGTTTGTTGGAGTGGGGTGGCCGAGCCGCCCGTGTGTACAGCGGTAAGACTGCACCCGATAAGGAGTAAGAGAATGCAACGACCCAACTTTCCGTACTTGCTGGCATACAAACCAGTACTGATTGACAACAAGACCCGCAAGATGTACCCCGAGTCAAACCCTGATTGGGAATGGCCCATGATGCGCACGGTTACCGTAGCCTGTGAAGTCAACCCCAAACACCTCCCCGCAGTCAAAGACTGCACCTGCGGCGTCTACCTTTCCACCGATGTCGAAGCAGTAAAGCAGTTCCTCGAACAGCCGGTCATGTCCGTGTATGGCCGGGGCCTGTTCATCGGCATCTTCCAGGTCCTGGGTAACGTTGTACAGGAAGGTGTTCTCCTTCGAGCGCAGTCAGCTTTCTTCTGGGGACTGGTCAAGCCGTCCAACATGGAGCAGTCGAAGTGGTTGCAGTTGGGCGCCTTGATTATCCAAGACAATCAAGATGCTGACCCTGCTATGTACACCCACATATCACTCGCCCAGGATATTGTGGAAGAGTCATGGGACAACTACGACATCAAGCATAAATAAGGAGTAGTAACAATGTCAGATATCAAAGCACCCGCTCAGCCATACCGTGGCCCTTGCGAAGAACCCATAAAAGTTGAACCCGTGGTCATGCCTGCGGAGGCTCCAGTCCCCGTGGTCATCCCGGCCCCCGTTCCTGTCCCTGCTCACCCACTGAAGGCAGGCTGGAGTGGATGAGACAGAGAATAAGAGCGATGACGAACTCGAAGGCGTATTCGTCTACGATGGGGAAGCCACCTTCTATATCGACATAGCTCAGATTGTTGGGTCTGCTCTCCAGGTCATGCGCCAGCAGAATCCCGATTACCAGAATGCGGCTTACGATGTCTACGTTGACATGGAAGAGAACACCCTGTTGATGTCCATAAAGTTTGAACCAAAGGTGCTGCCGTTGGCAGGATAGCCAATGTACCGGCTTTATATGCAGTTGCCTTTCGGAGTGACCATCCTTCACAGGAGTGAGTTCGGTTCTTACGCTGACGCTGATGCCTTTAGAAACACCCTGCCCACAGGCTTCCAGATAACGGACGGAAACATAGAAGGGATAAAGGTACCCATGAAAACAGAAGAGATAATGGCCTACGAGAAGCTGCGCCTGGATGAGATAACGTACGGCACTATGGTGTTCGTGCAGGCTGCTAATCAGCGGGGGGAAGTCATCGGCGTAAATGGCAGGCAGTACTTGGTGCGAATGGAAGACGGCTGTATCAAGTTCTGCAAAGCGGCGGAAGTGACAAAGGTGTAGTAGCAATGGACGTAAAAGTTATCGACCTGGAAAAGCTGCTTGAGCGGCGGAACATCCGCACCGTGGCTGATGATGAAGTCAAAGCCCTGGCTGAGTCCATGAAGCAGACGGGGCAGGAGGTCGAAATCCGGGTCTACCCTGCCGGCAATGGCTCATACTTCGTGAAGTCCGGGCACCGCCGAGTGGCTGCCGCCAAGCTGATTGGATGGACCACCCTCCGGGCTGTGGTTGATATGCCGCCCCAGGATGAAGTTGCCCTGGTTATCAGCCAGTTCAATGAGAACAGCCAGCGCAAAGACCTGTCCTACATGGATAAAGCCCGGGTGTATGAACATCTGAAGGAACTGGGGATGAGCAACCGGGAAATCGCAAGGACCGTAGGCGAGACTGACCAGGGAGTTAGCATGGCCTTGAAGCTGGTGCGGGCTGACCCAAAAATCCAGAAGGCCGTGGAAGAAGGACGGGTATCTCCATCCGCTATTGAACCTCTGCTTGCCAGGCCCCTGGATGTCCAGGCTCGACTGGCGGATGCGGCCATTCAGGCTAAGACTGTACGCAGGGTAGCCGCTCTCATCGCCGCTGATGTGGAAGACGAAGAAATGGTCGTTGCTGCCTGGAGCGATGAAGAAGAAGCTGACCCCCTGGAGCAGGTCGCCGCCCAGGAACTCGAAGAAGCCCTGGCCCATCTGCGCCAGGCTGCCCTGACGCCCATCACTGACCAGAGCTTGCGACGCAGCTCACGCCCTACCGTTGCGCAACTGGTGGAAGTGGCGCACAACATCAAGCAATACCTGGAGGAGTGATGTTAGACCAACTGCTTTACGGGGTGCCTATTCTATTAGGCGCCCTTCTTATTTGCTCTGCCATACTCAACATACCTGAAGCCAGCCTGAAAACGAACAGCGTCATGCTGATAATCGGGATGGCCATCGTGGTTGTATCTGTCCTTCAATGGAATTGTGGGAGGACGAAATGACTACCATCTACCTGAAAGAAGGGGTGGAGCTTCCTGCCCGGGATAGGACTGACCACTACGCCACCCCACGTAATCTGATAACAGCCACCCTGGAAGCCGTCCCTGCACACCACAGGTTCACTTCTGCTCTGGACATCGGAGCCGGGGACGGCAGATGGGGACAGGAGGTTTTACAGCAGTTCCCGAAAGTGAATATCATGGCCGGCGTTGAGATTACGGACCAGCCAAAACCAGAAGGCTTTACCCTATGGTGTCCACATGTGGACTTCCTGACATGGGAACCTCCCTGCATGTTCAACCTGATTGTTTCCAACCCGCCCTACTACATCGCTGAGGAAATCATCCGCAAAGCCTGGACCCTGCTGGAGCCAGGGGGAGAGATGATAATGCTGCTGCGGCTGGCTTTCCAGGCTTCCATCGCTCGTTACAAGGGGCTGTGGAAAGAACTGTACCCGATTGAAATTATGGTTTGCAGTCGCCGCCCATCCTTCTATGGGGGTGGGACAAATGGCACAGACTACGGGGTATTCGTCTGGCACAAGCAGTCAAATGGAACCCCGTTAGGGCATCCCCTATCCTGGCGCACCCGCCTGCTGAATTACGAGAAAGACCTGGAATGAACGTATTCCAGGCAACGTTTAGCTGTAAGCCAGAGGATGTGAAGCTGACACACAGCGACTTTATCACAGAGTTCGGGGAGGATTTGTGGAAGCAGAAAATCTTCCCCTTTGTGTCCCGGCGCACTGCCTACATCTGGTTCGCCCCGGCCAGCGTCTACCAATACTGGTGGATAGACAGGCTCGCTGAGAACATGGCAAACAGACTGAACGAGACATACAATCCGCCCCCGGAGTTCCTGGCTGTTGACCTGGAAGACCTGCCCCTGGCAGCCTGTGCTTCCTGCGGCGCTGAGATAACCAGCAAGACCCAGGAAGACGGGAACCGGTGGGGGTACACTGAGCCAATCTGCTATCCCTGCTACGGTGAGAAGAGCCTGGAAGACAGCAGGAAGCGGCAGCCAAAACCCTAGTCATAAATAAGTTTTTATGCTATAATAATAACACACAACGGAGAGGAGCGCATCAATGAGCAACAGTGTACCGTCGGTACTCATGTGCGTAGGACGGAAGTTCTACAAGCTGCATGAAGCAGTAGAAGAGTACAAAGAGCAGGGCGTTTCCAAACGTGTTTCCAACACAGCCATCCCCGAAGGGCTGGTTCCCTGGCGCTCGAAAATCTTCGTGGCCCACCCGGACGCAATCGTCAAGGTAACGGCTGAAGGGAAAACTCTGGCTGACCTTGCGTATACTCTGTTAGAGAACGGCTGCCTGTCGGAAGATGACTGGGACAGCCTGGTCGAAATGGCCAACCCCTATTGGACAGGCAAAGAACTGCACTCTGAAGACTTCGTCCCCGTCTCTATGCTGGTCATTGCCATTGCGCTTTCCAAGATGCCAGAACACGAGCAAGATGCACTGAAGCAGGAACTGGGGCTGGAGTTCTGCATGGGCATCTTCGGGTTCGCCTATTTGTCGGGCATTGAGTATGTGGCCAAGCCCGGAGAGACAGACCTGCCAGCCAACATGAAGCACCTGAAGGGGTACGTCCAGCCCGTGGAAGTTTTCTACACTACCAACACCGACGAAGGAGAAGACAGTGATGAGTAAAATCGGTGACATGCTCGACCCGATTGTCGCAGGCGGCACGAAGCGCACGGCATCCCAGTTGATTGAAGACCTGGCAAACGACGTTCTGGCCCAGGTAGACCGCATCAGCCAGGAGAAAGTGGTCCCCCGGCACGAAGTCAAGAGCGCACTGAGCCGCATCAAGTACGCAGTAGAAACCGCCCTTCGGCGTTGACAATCGTCCCTTTTTAGGCTATAAGAACAGGAGCGCAAAATGCTTTTCGTCAAAACAATCGGAAAACGCAAGTGTGGCAAGCGGAAGCAGGGCGGCTCTTATCTCGTAGGGGGTGAGGGAGAACCCAGTGAAGATGGCGTGTACCCGGTCTTTACGCTCATGAACCCCCCGGTCCCTTATCAGGTACCCGTCCATCGGGGCGCAAGGCTGGTGCATGATGACGCAATCATGGAGCGCCAGCCCATGGAAACTTGGTGGTACGGTTCTTCCAAGAACACGGAAGAGAAGAAGTCAGGCGACGCTTGGGCCAAGGAGAAGTTCGGCATGACCGTAACCAAGCGCCTGGCCACCGGCGAGTGTGAAGGCGCCAAGCAGGTGGATGAAGCCCTGGCTGTCCTGCTCACCAAGGTGAAGCTGAACATGCAGGACAAACGATTTGTCCGTGCGCTGCAAGGGCTGGCGATGGAAGACGCCCAGGAACTGCCCCGGGTCCTGCCGCACTACGATGCCCTGCTAGCTGCTTTCCAGGGTTACCACAAAGAGCAGACCGTGGGCCGGCTGATTGACGCTCAGGCTGCTGTCTGGCGTATCGCCTACAACCTGCCCCCAACCAAGCGGCAGTCGTTTATCCCCAATCTGATTCGCTTGCTGGTTCTGCTCAACCTGGGCAAGGATGCCGCAGCAATGCAAAGAATGTTTATCTAGTTTTGTTCATGTGAACAAAGGAGTTTAGAATGCCTCGAAAGCGTAAGACAAGCTACCCCATGTCAGGTCGTCCACCCAAGAACCCCATCGAGCGGGTTGGCATTCCGGTACGGGCATTAATTACACCCATCGTAATGGATGCGCTGTCAGTAGACATGAAAGCCAACAACACCAACCTGTCTGAAGCCATTCGGTTAGCACTTTACGAGCGGCTGCTGCGCCAGGGTCTGCTCACACCCGAGCTTGAAAATGACCCTACCTGGCTAACCTTGAAAGAGAAGGGGCTTGTCTAATGGCTGTATGCCCTGTATGTAAGACCACCCAGGTAAAGCGTGTGAAAGGTGGGTGCCCGAAATGCGGCGCCCCCATCCAGCTTTACAAAGGCCAGTGGTTCCGGGGTGATATGGATAGCCCGGTGGCTGCCATCATCGACCACTTTGAGCAGCTTGTCTCTGCCCAGTTCTCAAAAGGCAGGGCAACTCGGGTGCCGTTCTCTATCTCTCGCAAGACAGACCGCTACCCCCGGGAATGCCTGGCGGCAAACAAGCTCCTACAGGTGACGGAGTGGGACCTGGACCTTGTGCTGGACACCCTGAACATGCTGTTCACGCACGAGAAGTTTGCCTGGAAAACCAGGTCGTCTCTGATGTTTCTGGAGAACGACTTCACCCTGGCGATGGCCATGGTCCAGGCAAGCAAGCTGGCAGAAGAACTTGCCGTTGTCAAGAACAAGTCTGTTCTGAGCACAGCGATGGCGATGGAAGATATCTTTTCCTAGTAATATGCTATGTATACAGGTCGGGAGGTAGAGCGTGTTAAAGAACTACGAATGCGTCGTTGACCCACAGGATGCTGGCGCAGTAGCGGCTGAACTGGACAAGGTGAAGACCTTTGCCCTGGACCTGGAAACCACAGGTCTTGACTTCAACCGCTCCACCATCCATGGCATCTCGCTGGCTACCCCTGACCGTGAATGGTACGTGTGCCTGGGTGCAGAGAAAGCGTTCTTGCCGATGCTGAAAGACCTGGTGCAGACCCGAAATGTAGTAGGGCATAACCTGCTGTTCGATATCCACTTCCTGCGCCGCTACGGCATCGACCCTCCGCACATCATAGACACCATGGTAGGTCAGTTCCTGGTGGATGAGAACCAGGAACTGGCTCTGAAGAGACTGGGCAAGACCAAGCTCGGCATCCGTGATGCGCTCCCCAGTTACAAGGACCTGCAACACCTGGGCAAACGCCTGACCGGGAAGCGCCTGTTGGAGCAGGTGACCATCTTTGACCTGCCCCTGGACACCCTGGCTGAGTATGCCGCCCGTGACTCACGTCTGACCCTGGACCTGTGGGACATCACTGCTTACGAACTGGAGCAGGAAGGCTTCACCAGGCAGTTCCACGAAATCGAAATGCCCTTCCTGAAGGTCCTGCTGGATATGGAAGAGACGGGATTTTATATCGACCCCGTACGCCTGGACAACATTGGGGCAGAAATGTCACAGAAGTCCAACGAAACCCGGGCCGCATGGGATGCCCTGTCCGGTGGGGTGAACCCAAACTCCCCCAAACAGTTGCAGGAGTACCTGTTCAACAAGATGAAGTACAAGTCATCCCGCATGACGGAAAGCCAGCAGTTGTCTACGGACATCATGACCATCCTGCGCCTGCTTCCTGAAGACAAGGACGGCGCCTTGCACGCCCTGGTGGAGTTCCGCCGCTACGAGAAACTGGTTGGGACGTACATCAACCCCTTCCAAGAGAAGATGTACAACGGTCGCTTATACGGCCACTTCAACCAGACCGGGACTGTGACGGGCCGGCTGTCATCGTCTGACCCATCCCTGCAAAACATTCCTGCCCGTGGGGAAACAGGCAGTCAGATACGTGAACTGTTTGCGGCCCCGGCTGGCAGCAAGTTCATGGCCATTGACTACAGCCAGATTGAACTGCGGCTGGCTGCTCACTACACCCGGGATGCCGGCTTGCTAAAAGTGTTCGCAGAAGATGGCGACCCCCATCAGCTTACAGCCACCCTGTGCAGCGTGGAGCGGTATGTTGGAAAAACTCTCAACTTCTCGAGTCTTTACGGTGCCGGCCCCAAGAAACTCCAGGACACTGTGGAGAAATCAGGCAAGCCCCGGCCTGACCTAAAGGAAGCCACTGAATGGCTGGAGAAGTTTGACCAGGCATACCCCACCATCGCCAACTGGAAGCGGCGGGTCATCGACAAGGCCCGGGAACTGGGATACGTAAAGACTATTGCTGGTCGCAAGCGTCGGTTAGCAGACATCACTTCATCGGACAGAGCGCTGCGTGGGTCAGCAGAACGGCAGGCGGTCAACTCATGCATACAGGGCAGCGCCGCAGACATCTTCAAGATGGCCCTGTTAGGTGTACACAGTTACGCCCACGAGTATGGCGCAAAAATCCTGGCGCCCGTCCACGATGAAATAACCTTCGAGGTGCCGGAAGAGAGCGTGGCTGAGTTTGGCCCCCGGGCGCAGCAAACCATGGAAGGTATTGGCAGAGACTTCAAGCTCCGGGTCAAGTTGGTGGCCGAGCCTGGGGTAGGCAGGAACTGGGCAGAAGCGAAAGGGCATTAGCAATGGCGGTACAGCAGTTCAGCCCTGACATCAAAGACCTGTTGGCGCAGACAGAAGAAGACTGGGGAAACCCTATCATCAACCGGGACAACCTTGTACCCTACGGCATCAAAGCCCTGGACCTGGCGCTCTATGGCATCGACGTGGTGAATGGCGAAGTAGTTGTCATCATGGGTGCGCAGAAGAACCGCAAGACTACCCTGTCAGCCAACATCCTGTGCAACTACATGACCGGGAAGAAGCCAGCAACCAAGCCCTTCACCGTTATCGACAGCCTGGAAAGCGGTATGCACCCAAAGCGTTACCGGGACACCCTGATTGCCAACATGGCTACCCGCTACCTGATTGCTGCCGGACATCGCCCCAGGTCTTCCTGTCCTGTCTGCGGCGCACCCAAATGCTTGCAGCTCGGCATCAGCCCTGAGTTCCTGCGCTACAACACCAGGACGAATGAGCAGCAGAAGGCAATTGACTACGCCATTCAAACCATGATGACCTGGCCGCTCTATCTGTATGGCGCCAGCCAGATGCAGGGCAGTACCCGCAACCTTTCCATGGCTGTCCGGGGCAAGGCCCCACGCTGGAAGTTCCTGGTGGAACAGCATAATGCCAGGGTCTTCATTATCGACCACGTCCAACAGTACAGCTTTGAAGAAGGTGCATCAGATTACGAGAAGCAGCTACGGGCTGTCTCGGAAATCAGTGACTTCGTTGCCCAATGGGGCGTGGTAGCCATGGTGCTGTCTCAGATATCCCTGACTTCCCTGCGTGAGTCCCGCAACGGAAGCGGCGCTATCAACGCATCGGGCGGCACCAAGCTCCAGCAGGAAGCCAACGTTTCATTGTCCACCACGTATGTGTCAGGCTCAGGGAAGATGAAAATCAAGATTGAAGAGAGCCGCAAGAGTGCGTCGTTTGCAGTCGAACAGCCCCTGGAGGACGTGTCCGGGGCATTCTATGGGGACGCTGTGAAACCAGGAGAAGGCAATGAAGACTAAGGACCTGACCGTTGTGGATGTACTCTACCAGGACATCCAGCACCTGGAGAAAACAGTAGCCGAACTGACTGCGCAAATCAACCGCTTTCACAGAGTAGTCAAGGTTGATGAGCGGGAAGCGGCTGTGGCGGAGAAGGTCAGCCAGACTGAACTGGTTCGAGCCGTCCAACATAACTCCGTCGTGGTCAGCAGCCTTCTCAACAGAATGGCCCCGGATGAGAACTCCCTGTGGGAAGATGCACAACGAGTTCTCGCCCGCAAGCAGGACACCGAGAAGTGGCGTAGATTGCAACATATTGAGTACCTGCGCCGCTGCCGGCAGGAGGTCACCCCCCAATGCGCCTGTGGAAAGCACAAAGGTATCCGCTTCCTAGACGCTGACGTAGTAGTTGATGAACTCTGCCCTGTAGCCTGGTGGGTAAAGCAGTCAAGACTGGCCTTTGAAAAAGGCATCCTACAACAGTTCCAGCAGTCCACTCCCATGGAAACATACTTATTGTCATTTATACTTACATAATACCAGCCGTTGAACCTTATGAAGTCTTGACAATATGGGCATATAATAGTATATTTGTGACAGTGCAAGAGAGTTGCACAGTATGTTTCGTAGGGTGTGGTGAAGGAGATAGATTATGTCTTACAAAGTGTTGGGTATAGTCGACCCTAGCGAAATTCCTGATTGGGAGCGCACGCCCCCTAAATGGAAAGGGTTGATTGACCAAGTAATTGCGCTTGAGCCAGGAACAACACTGAAGTTACTGTTTGAGAATCGGGAAGAAGCTCTTCGGGCACGTGCTGCTGTACGAGACGGAGCAAGTCTTTCCACCAGAGAAGTGACGGTTCGCACACGGGTTATCAACCAGGATGACGGCACGGCCATTTTATATCTAATACGTGTTCGTCCTTCGGATGGCGAACCCCCGAAGTAATACAGCTTCGTTCAAATCCTAGCCCCCGGTTTCCCGGGGGTTTTCTTTTTATATCCTTTACTTAGTGCTTATTATATGCTATACTTATAGTATATATTGTAGGAGGTACTGCTTGGACATCAAAGAAATATCAGTACAGTTCACCGACACAGCCGGCGATGAAGTGAACACCTTCATGTCGGAAATCCAGCTTATCCCCATCGTCCAATACCTGCAACAAACCGACACCCCGCTGCCCACAGAACTGAAGTGGGCCATCACCCGCATCCTTCAAGTAGTGACAGACCTGTTCTCTACCGACCTGCCTGAAATCGGAGATGACCCTGAAGTCGCCATGCGCACCATCAGCCGGGACATCAATCTTTCTCGCCTGCTCCGGGAACGTGGCATCTTCAGGCTGTACAGGCTCGCCCGGCAGAGAACGGAAGAAGGGGTTCCGCTGTATATGTGCCTGGTCAACCCCAACACCAACAGCCCGTTCAGCACCCAGGAAGAGTTCGTCGGGTGGTTCTGCGAAAGCGCAAAGGTCGCCCGGTCCCTGGCTTTCATGCGTATCGCCACCATCGACCGCTTGCAAACCGTGGGCTTCTCGCTGGAGGAAGCCTTTAGCATGATTATCACCAAGCCCTATGCTATCCGTGAGACGTTGAACATGGTAGCGTCCTGGGAGAAGGGTGACATGCTGCGGGTGGAACCAGACGTGGTACACCAGTTGGCCGAGAAGGTCAGCCCAGGCTCATCAGATGCGCTTGAGCCGCTCATCCAGGCTGCAAAGCTGGACCCCGAAAACGATGAGCTGCAAGACGACCTGCAAGCGGCGGCAAAGCCTATCATCGCCAGCCTGCTTTCAACCGTGGCCGACCACGAACGAGCCAAGGATGCCCTGAACTGGGTAAAGCACGACATCCTGGGTCGTCCTGAAATCAGCTACACCTGGGACGAAGAGAGCAGCGCATTGATGGTGGTGCTCATCAGGAAGACCATCGACAATGAGACTGGCGAGGAGTATATGCTTCCCCCCGTCACAGTCCCGTTTGTAGCAGACACGATTGACCTGCCTGTGGAAATCCGCACTGACTTATTGCGCCGGCTTTCTATCAGAAACAAGGCCATGCCAGTCGTTGACTAAAGCCTGTTTATATGCTATACTTATAGTAACAACATAAAGGAGTGTACATGAACGAACCATTGACCGACTATTTGGGGGCCTGTCACACATTAACAGGAATGCCCATCGGGGATGCCCTGAAGCGCATGAAGGAAGTACTCCCCCCACGTGCCTATAAGGCTGTGCCTGGGGCTGTGGGCCTGACGGATATCAACCCGGCCTACCTGACGGACGTGGCCACCCAGGTGTTTGGCATCTGCGGCATCGGCTGGTCCATCAACTACAAGGGCAATGATATGTCGCTGGTTGCCCGGGAAACGACCACCCGCAACGGCAACGCTCGCACCGTATTCTCTGCCAACCTGCTGCACATGGAACTCCAGTTCGCCTATGTTGACCCCAATGGTGAAGTGAAGATGTCGGCCCCCATCCCTGCTTCTGGCGGGAGCGAGAACGACACCGAATCATACGCTACCCGTGGTGCGCTAACGAATGCAATCGGCGCCGCCTTCGCCAAGCTGTGCTGGCAGCTTCCCGTGTACCAGGGAAAGGTGGACCACAACAACGCTGCGGAACTGTATGCCAAACAGCAGGAACGCAAGAAGGCCACACTGGCATCCACCGTTTCCACCCCTGCTCCCGCTCCTGAGCCTGACCCTATCCCGGAGCCTGAGACTGTGACCGAGCCTGTGTACGTGGACGTGATGACCCAGGAGCCGCCCTTCCAGCCGACCGATGAAGCTCAGCCAACCCCTGCTATCGTGTCTATGCAGAAACCTGAGACTGAACCAGCCCCGAAGCCTGCTGCGGTGAAGTTCCCGTCCATGCCTGAGAAGGAAGAGGACCAGGTGTTTTGGGCCGAGAACCTGGTTATCCCTGCGGGTATTGGCGTACCCCTGGCAGGGTCCGAACTCGGTATGGCTCAGAACGACGCCGCTTATGGCAGCGCCATCCTGAAGTTCCTGTCGGGCAAGTCCCCGAACGCCAAGGGTAAGGTTTTCACTCCTTCCACCCCTGACCAGGAAGCATTGATGAAGGCGGCTGACCTGCTGCTGACCAGGCGGGACAGCAAGAAGAAGGCGACCAAGTAGGCTCGCCCCCAACCAGGAGGGGTGTCTGAATAAGGCGCCCCTTTTTCTCTTTTAGAAAGGACTTGAATGGATGAACTCTCACTTTTCACTGGAGCCGGAGGAGGCCTTCTCGCAACCAAGCTTCTCGGATGGAACCATGTTGGATACGTTGAAATCGACAGATACTGCCAGCAAATCATCGCCGCCCGCATCCGGGATGGATATCTCAACAACGCCCCTATTTTCAGCGACATCCGTGCATTCATTGGTGACGGGTACGCCGCAGGATATTCGGGACTGGTTGATATCATCACAGCAGGCTTCCCTTGCCAGCCCTTCAGCATTGCAGGACAGCGAAAAGGTGCAGACGATAACCGAAACCTTTGGCCCGAAACCATCGAGTGTATCCGTATCATACGTCCAGCTTTCGTTCTTCTCGAAAATGTCCATGGCCTTCTCTCCTCCGGTTACTTCGGGCAAGTCGCACAAGACCTGGCCGAAAGCGGGTACGATTTTGGGTGGCGTATTCTATCCGCAGCCGAAGTGGGAGCGCCGCATAAACGGGACCGGCTTTGGATTGCAGCCAAAGCCAACGCAAACTACAGGTTCGCCGCCAGCCAGCCCCAGGAACAATGGTCAGAAGTTTCCTACCCCAACTGCCGATGACGCCAACAACGTCACTCGCACCAGCGGAGCCTACCAGTCCCTGACCCGGGCTGTGATGTGGCCAACCCCCATGAACCGGGATTGGAAAAGCGGGAAGGTGAGCAAGGAAACATCCGAGAAGAACAGCCGGCCATTACCAGAAGCAGTGGTGGCAGCGACTACGTGGCCAACCCCGGGGCACACCCCCTGGCACTCAACAAATAACCGCGGGAAAATCCGGGAGAATGTAGGGACTGAGGAAGAATACCGGGCGATGACAGCCGGCAACTTTGGCAAGCTCAACCCTGACTGGGTGGAGTGGCTGATGGGCTGGCCCATAGGCTGGACTTCCCTGGACCATTTACCTGAAGAGAATATGGCTACATGGGTTCAGGGGATGGCCGTTACGGTCAACAGGGTCTACGGTTTCTCGGGAGAGAGCATTGGCTGGTGGGACACAGACCCTGCTGACGATGAGAATACCAGCGTCCCACGGCTGGTCCCCAAAGCAGAGAACAGGGTCAACAGGCTGAAGGCCATTGGGAATGGGCAGGTGCCTGCTGTGGCAGCAATTGCTTGGAAGCTCTTATCAAACCAACCCCACTGAATTATGGCTCATCACAAACCCAACAGTGACCAGGCGGCGACAACTCAGCAGCCTCCTGGTAATCGAGCAAGACTCCTTATATTTTGAGAGACCTGCTGTGTCCGTTTATTCTTACACATCAGGTGACAACTTATATTTCCGAAGCAACCCTCTAAGGGTCACTCCATTAATTAACTCAATAGGTTTTCCCTCAGCAAAACGAGCTGCGGCTTTGGTAAAACTCCCAGTTGTTATAAGAATACCTTTGTTTGCCCCCTCCGAAATGATAACTCCAAATAAATCTCTTAAGGCTGGTTCACCGACAGGATTTACCCAGTCCTTACACTGCACTATGTATTTTCCAGAAAAAATGGCGCTCGAACTAAAGGCAATAATGTCTATACCTCCATCCCCAGATGCCTTTGTGGTTGCTGCCGATAATCCCATCGCTTGAAGAAGCCCCCTTACCTGTTCTTCTAATCCAAGGCCATTATTAATTCTGCTATTCTCGTTGGGGATGAATGAATTTTGGGTAACTTGGTTTTCAGTAATACCCGTATTTTCCACTCGCCGGATAACCAATTCCAAATCCCATAATTCTTTTTCATTTCCTGATGCATCATAAATGGCTCGTAGAATTTTTAAGGCATGGACGTCGTCTGGATATCTTGCAAGGTGCTTTTTTAAATCAGATGTAATTTCTTTTAGCAAAATCATTTTGAGGGCATTTGGTCTTCTTGTTATCGATTTACTCTCCTTTTTTACTATGGCGGAATATTCTTCGTTCGAAAAATTACTTTCAGCACTTGTAAGGTTAAGGATAAGAATTTTTGCTTTTGCCGACTTTAGATTATTGGATAATCCATGAGAAAGTGCGGTAATTAATTCATCCTTTGCTTCTTGAAGGACTTCATTGCTAAACGCAAGAATTCTCCAGGTTGGTCTCATCTCCTGTGAAATTGTCTCTATCCAGTATGTTGATTTTTCATCACCTATGGTCATGAACAAGGGATAGTAAGACAAGAGCAAAATTGCTAAGGCAAAGTGCAAATCACCATTGTCTGGCTCAGTCAGAATACGTTTTCTCAGCATCTCAATTAAATCCCGCTTTGCCTGGGTGCCAGCAATTGATTCAAGATTACCTAGTCTGGCCGATGCCTGTTGGTTATTGGGATTCAGCTTCAGGACCAAAGACAAACAACGAGCTATGTATTCAGGTTGATTGAATGCATCTGATAAAGCAAGCCACAATTGTTCGTCTTCTTGGCACCGAAGTGGATATCTATCTAATTCGTCAAGAATTATTTGGCATGCGTATGTTTTTTTATCACTCGATATTAATTCTCTTGCTCGCGCCACTAAGTCAATATTCTTACTTTGACTTTCATCTTGAACTTCCTTACCATCATGCCCTGAAACCTTGCCGGATATGTGAATTGTATCTACTGCTATCTGCCAATCTGGAACAAATACCCACTCTAAAATAGCAAAAATATCACTAAGAACCGCTTTAGAACTCCATGGGGCTATAGGATATATCCTTGGCCCTCCTTCCCCCAATAATCTCCAAGCTTCAAGAATAATACAAGTATTCTTATTTCCTTTATCCTGCGTCCTAAAACATGCTAACTCAAGTTCATACTCTATTGGGGTTCCATTTCCGTCTTTTTTAGGCCAAATGACGGCTACAGTTGAAGTTGATGGTCCAGTCTGACTACTTTTAAGCCTCCAAATTTCCTTTTGAGCAAGACCCTCGGCAATTAATCGAAGTGCATCTGGACTGAATCCTGGCTCTTCAACAACGAAACATATTTTCCCTTCCATTTCTGTTATCAT